AAGCCGATCTGAAAGACGCAGTAGAACGTAAGAAGAAAAGTCCCCTTACAGCTATAACGGGTGGGGCCGAGGGTGATTGGGAAGAGTTCCAAGCCCTTGAAGACATTAAAGAAAAGCGCCGTGAGCTTGAGTCTTGGTGCAGATTGTACGGCCCCCCTGGAACTTGGGACCGCTGGATTTCTTGGCAAGCCGAAGCGCGTAAAGCTCGACGCGCAGCAGAAAAGCAAAAAGAAAAAGAGCGTGAAGAAATGATGGAAGCAATCATGAATACGTTTACTGGCTTAATTGCTTTGGGCGGCGGCGGCGCGGTTATTTATTTCATAGGCAAATACATGGAAAAATGGTGATGTGGATTCTGGTTTGGATGCAACTAACAACTGTCGTTAGTCACTTTGAGATCGGGCAGTACGCATCTGAGCTTGATTGCCTTAACCATAGAGAGAAAGCATCTGTACTTGTAACCAAGAACAACGAGTACCTTCATTGCTTTAGGATTAAGGTTGAGGGCTAATATGAAAGATGCAGAAATTATTAGTCTGTTTGATAAGAACCTAGAAGTTGTCATTGAAGGGCTGGCTGCCAAGTCGGGTCGCAATTTTGCAGAGGTTTTAAAACTCTTACAATCGAAAAGGAATTGATATGACACAGTTCGAGAAAGCTGACTTAAACAAAGACGGAAAGATCGACGAGGTTGAGTGGCAAAAGCTGGCGCTCGAAGATCGTTGGCGAGAGATGAATGACAATGACGCTAAGCGCGACACACAGCGCCGCCTGACCACAGCTTGTGCTGCTGGTATGCTGTTGTACCCCTTTGCTATCGTAGCGGCCTCTGCGCTTGGCCTAGACAGTGCTGCTAAATTGATCGCTGATATTGCTACTGTGTATGTTGTTGCTGCGTCAGGTGTTGTCGCTGCTTACTTTGGGTTCAATGCAATGGAGGCTAAGAAATGATTGGTGCAATAGTAACTAGCGTTGTCGGCCTGGCAACCAGCGTGATCGACGGCAAGACTGCTGTTAAGAAAGCTGAAGCTGAGACCAAGATGAAGATCGCCACCGGTGAGATCTCCTGGGAGCAGTCTGCTATCGAAGCAAGCAAGGATAGCTGGAAAGATGAGGCGTGGACAGTTTGTTTTATTGGAATTGTTGCTGGCAGTTTTTTTCCACCACTGCAACCGTACATGGCTGAAGGCTTTGCTAACCTAGAGAAAGCACCAAGCTGGTTTCAGTGGGCCATGTACGCAAGCATAGCTGCAAGCTTTGGTATTAGAACCATGAAGGGGTTTAAGAAATGAGCAACGCAATGAAGCGGCTGCAAGAGAAGATCGGCGTTGGTGCTGACGGAGCCTTCGGTCCAAACACAGCTAGAGCAATCTCTAATCATTACGGGCTTTCAGCAAAAAAAGCGTCACATATTTTGGGACAGTCTCACCACGAAAGCGCAGGATTTAAACGTGTAAGCGAAGGGCTGTATTATTCGACGCCGGATCGCATCCAAGCTGTTTGGCCGTCACGGTTTAAAACTGTAGCTGACGCAGAACCATACGCAAAGAACCCCAAGGGGCTTGCAGATAAGGTATACGGCGGGCGTATGGGCAATGATGGTGAGGGATACAAGTGGCGTGGCCGTGGCTTTCTACAACTCACCGGCAAGGATAACTACTCGCGCTTTGCCAATGAAATGGATCTAAATATTGTTCTAGATAATCCAGATCTAGTTGAAGAAGAGTACGCATTCGACACTGCCGTTTGGTTCTTCAAGGCAAACAAACTGTTCGACATAGCTGACCAGGGTGTGACTGATGAGGTTATCCGCAAGGTTACTAAGCGAGTGAATGGCGGTACGCATGGGTTATCAGATCGTGAGAAACAAACTCACATGATATACAAATGGCTTGCAGACTAATGTCTTGAGTGGCATAAGATCTGAGTGGGTGGCTTAACCTTAACAACAACATTTGTTTTCACATCGTATCACGGGAATGGTATTGGTTTGTTTATGTTGGTTGAAGCGTTTACCAGATTGCGCCACAGTTTGATATAACTGGCCACCCACACGATCTCATTTCTTAGGTCTTGCTCTTGGTCTCATTGAGCTAAACGGCACGTCCGTTTCTATGCAATGCGATGTGCTGTCTCTGTACTTCGCATAGATTGCATCATAGATCTCGTCCATAGCTACCGCACAGGAATGGTAATCTTGATATCTGATTTGGAAGTTCTTCAGATCTCCCTCGATCACGTAAGTTATTAGTAAAACATACCAGTAAGTCATTACTTTGGTAGCCTCCTATACTTGTAAACCATCTTGGTTCTTGTTTGTCCTATGCCATCTCTAACCTGGATGCGGTCGATTAGGTTTTCTCTAAACATTACATCTAGCATTTGGGCGCACGACTTGACGGGCAGATCTGCCTTCACCGCTATGTGTGATGCAAATCGGTGCTGATCGTATCTCAGTGAGTTTAAGATTAAGTTGCGCTTGTGTAAGCTTTCCTCACGGTCCCTAATTATTCTGCGGCTTTCTGCGGTATCTATGGTGTACAGCCTCTCCTCTCGCAGCGTTTTCCGGTTGATTTTACTCATGCGACCCTGCTCGAACAGCATGATTTTCTTTGCGTAGATAAGTTCAAACTTTTCATGCTCTGGGATTTTACTTGATAAGATCTCCGCTACTGTCTTTGTGCTATCTCCAGCAACGAAAGTATTTCTTCTAGCTCCTGCCTTAGATTGTACCTGCTTGTGTTGCTTGGCTTCGAGAGCATTATCTTTATCAGTCTCTGGCAGCGCTCGATCGCTATCTGTGGCTCTGTTTTCATTTTGTCTCCTGCTCAAACTTCTGTTTGGATTTAAGAATTTTAGTCCGTATTTCTGTGCTAGTTCTCTGACCGCACTGCGGGGAATATCTAAAAGGGTTGCTGTTTGCGCTTGCGTCAGGCCCATTTCAGCCGCGTTAATACACTTACTTAGATGTTGATTCATTTTTCTTTTTCTTCCCTCTGATTGCCCAAGTTATTCCGCTTCGAGCGCCAAACATATTTAAGTTCTGCCTACTGACGCCCAATATATCTGCTGTTTCCGATTGGGTCTTAGTCAAGGCCCAGACTTTTACAAGATCAATACGTTCCTGCTTGTGACGCTCCGTCATTTCACCCCATGCTTCAGTCATTTTTTAGCTGCGCTCCTAGAGATTTAATGTTCTTGAGGTAAGCCTTCTCGACTTGATCCTGCAAACCCTCACTGATTGCAGCTATCGCGTCTGCGTTGTGTTCCTTTAGCTCACGCATTAATGTCATGCGCTTGCGTGGCTCCACTTCATTGCCATCTTTGTCCTGCGTGGTGTTTGCGTAGACCTGGAACATTTTAATCAGGCTGACAGCGAAATCCTGATGCTCTGTCTGGCGTAGCTCTTTGCCCAGGTGCGTCTTGAGTGGAACAAGATCTGCTGCCGGTGCTGGTGGCGGTGTTGGTGCCGGCTGCGTAGACCTAGCCTGTTGTTGCGCTGCTGCCTTGCGTGGCACTGCGTCGATCTCGTTTAGGCTGGCGTATGTGCCACCATGTAGACCAAGTGAGGCCAATGCCCGACCGATCGCGCTGGTCTCTGCGTTTTCTAGTGCGCTTGTCTTGTTTACAGTGCCTTGACCTCGGATCTCTTCAGCCATGCCAGAGCCTACAATCATGCCGGTGCTGTTGGTAATCACTGCCTTGATTACTACGCGCTTGCCATCGTCGGCCACCACATCCGTGTTAATGCCGTGATCCGTTCCGAATGCTTTGCGGAATGCTTCGACGCGGACAAATACTTCTGTGTATTTCTTGCCGCCTCGTTGCACGACCCCGTGGGATCTGTTGAGGTCGTTTACCTCTGCCATTGCTTTGATTAGTTCGCTCATTATTTTATCCTTACGCTTATTGAGGCATCGCCTATTATCATTTTACAGCCTGGCACAAGTTCGCCATCGTCCATTTGATTTTTGATTGCCTTTAGATCTGGCTTAAAAGTGAATGTACCAAGCTGGCTAGGTATCTCAGCCTCGTCTACTACCACAAGCTTGGCCCGTGGCTTTGTGCGGCTCACTGTGGCGATCGGGTGCTGAATCTTGGTCTCACCCATTGCGTCTAGCAAGTGGCCAATCGTGATTGATATCGCATCTTGTTTTGATGCCAGGCGCTGCGACCGCTGCGAGTAGGTTTTGGCCAGATCTTTCATGGCAATTTCATTCGCCTTGCATTCGGTGCGCTCTTGAACCAACAGGCCCAGGATGTCCATCGCGTTGGTCTCGCCGTCTAGCGTGTCGAGGAAGGTGTCTTGATCGTCGTCAACAAGCAACCGGATCTGATCGCTCATGGCTTTGATCTCTTCAAACTTGATGTACATATTGCTCCCCCTTTGCTGTGACTGCCCAGACGATCTCATTGTTTTGATATTCGTTCTTTGCTCTGCGCCCTGTGTCTTCGATCAGGCCCATCTCTAGCAGTTCCGTTAAACGTGGTCTTGTGCTAGTGATAGGCATCTTAGCGGCAAGCGCGACCTGCTCCCCTGTGCCTCCCTTCAGGGTAAACAGCGTTTGCAAGGTTTGCAGTCTCTTCCCTGCGACCCGCTTGGACACCTGATGCGCCGCTGCAACTTCGGTGTCTCCTGCGTTGCGGTGGTGCATCTTTTTTACGTTTACGCTATTAATATTCATCGTCGTCTTCCTCCTTAAATATCACACCTTCGCCGGCGCATCGTTCGCACGGCGTTGGATCTTCGCAATCTATGAACCCGACATCACGATCAAAGCTTTGAGGTCTGTAGATCTCCACAACAACCAACCCGTCCCCGTCACATTCTGGGCAGATCTCCGAAAGCTTTTCGATCGCGTCCTGGAATAGCGCATTCACCTTGCCCATCACATCGCCCCCGTGAAAACTAGCGCCATGTAAATGATGGCAACCAATGAAAATGCGCCGATCGAATCTTTAATAAAGTCCTTCATGGTTTTTCTCCTAACTGTAGTTTTTATCGAAAACCAACAACGTGTTGCCGATTACTTTGCTGCTGAAACCTTTGACGTTCATCAAGGTGTCAATGAAAAACTGTTCAAGATCAGCGCCGTTATTAAACTCGGCACGGTAATAGATCTCACCGAACTCATTTGTTTTTTGTTCCAGGCTTACACTCAAGATCTTTCTAGCCTCGGCCATACGTTCTGCCATATTCATTGCATTCTCCTTTTGACTTAGTGATGCAGCCCGAAAGCTGCACTGCTTAATCAACCGAAATAGTCAATCTGAACGAACTTAACCTGGGGGACTTGCTCATTCATGTTGCTGTATTCGTAGATATCTTCCATCGAATTAAAGTGGCCTTGCTGGTAGGGCATACAGATCTTGTTGATTTGATCCTTGTTAGGCAAGTCAGCCTCTTTGCAGTAAATACGCACTCCATTGCACATCGACGCGCTAAAGCTGCTAACTTGAGGGCTGAACCCTGCCGCCTTCATCTTAGCTTTGATCTGGGCCGCTGCTTGTGCTTGTATTGATTTCGCCATTGTTTTCTCTCCTTAACAGATACGCATTACTTGACCGGCTTTCGCCGCATTGCTCCAGGCTTCCTGTCCAGCCTGATCGCCAGACTGAACCATAGCCAACAAGCTTTTCTCGAAGATGATATCCTCGATGTCAGCCTGACGCTCACCAACCTGGCTTGCTGCACCATTGTCGAACAAGTCCAACATCGCAGCGTCTTTTTGCATTTTAGCCATTGTAGTCTCCTTGCTTGGTTTAGTGATGCGCCTCGGAAGGCGCACTGCTAACTCAATCTCCGTAAACACCCAACACGCCTGGGTTCTTCCATTCAGCAAACAATCCGAATTTCTCCAATATCGCGTTGATCTTGTTGTTCACTCCGAAGTCATCCAAGGCACCGCCTGGAAACTCGCAGTAGTAGTCAGCCCAGCAAACGGCACCGTTGTCTTCACCGCTGATGAACATCCCGTCCTCATTTACGAACACAGGTGCGCCGATCTTTTCCAATGCCTCGAACGCACGACCTGATTTACTGAATTTCATTTCTGATTCCTCTCTTGATTAACTTACTCCTAATAGATAAGGTGATATCACAAATAGGTCAATAGGTTATTAACAATTATTTAACAGACTAGGTGAATATAGTTACAAACCGTTGAAAACAAAGGAAAAGAAAATGAAGTACCAGAGCAAGGGTGAACCCAAACAGGCGCTAGTCGTGCGTTTGCCGGTCGGCCTCAAGTCCCGTTTAGATGCTGCTTCCCATATGCAGGGGATATCGCAAAGCCGGTTGGCTGTGGATCTGATAGCGGAAGGATTGAATCAGTCGGTAAGCCTGGAAGCTATCTTAGATGACGTGGGCGTGATTGCTGATGATGATGCAGATCAGACAGACATCGAAACCTGGTTGAACCGCATATGAAAAGCGCAACCATTTTCATGGACGGTCAGCCGATCGGGAAGGGCCGGCCAAGGTTCACGCGAATCGGTAGGGTCTACACTCCTGAGAAAACGCGCAAGTTTGAGCATAAGCTGGCTGCGATCGCGTCGAACTATATGATGCTGCACAAGCTTGAACCAACGGACCGGCCTTGTTCAATGGTTATCGAGGCGCGGTTTGAGATACCTAAATCATGGGCTAAGAAAAAGAGGCTTGCAGCGGAACGCGATGAGATTTTCCCAGGCCGTCCAGATATCGACAACGTGGCAAAGATTGCTCTTGATTCGTTGAATGGTGTTGTCTTTGAGGATGACGACCAGGTGTATGATTTATTCGTGGATAAGCGTTACAGCTTAGAACCTCATTTAATGATCACGGTCTCCTGGTAAAGAAAAGACCCCTGCAAGCGGCAAATCTTGCAAGGGCCGACGCTGTGGGATACAATGAGAATGTTAAGTTATCAATGTAGGGTCAAGATAGAACGATCCTGCCCAAAAGAAAAGGCTTAAACTATGTCGCACTATATGACAGCACTAGCAATGCAGCAAAAGGGAATCAAACCGGCAACGAAGATCGTGCTGTATTGGATCGCGGACCACCACAACAGTGAAACAGATGCTTGTTTCCCCAGCTTGGCAACACTTTCAGACGAATGCGAGATGTCAAAACGTGCCGTTCAAGCGCATATTGACACTCTGAGCTATGCAGGGTTGATCGAAAGGGTCGAGCGAAAGCGCGGAAACGGGTCAAGAACAAGCAACGGGTACCGATTAAACCTAACAAAACAGGCATGGCAGAATCTGCCACCCCCCATAGCAGAATCTGCTAGGCCCCCCATGCAGAATCTGCCAGCCCTTAACCTTGGAACTAATAACCTTGGAAATATAACCTCTAAGAATATGTCCATTTTTGATAATCTTTGGCAAATCTATCCCAAGAAGGTAGGCAAAGGCACAGCAAAGAAAGCATTCGCAAAGGCAATGACCAAGGCAACAGCCGATCAGATCCAGCATTCGCTTGCAGTCTTTGTCAGAGCATGGGGCAACCAAGACAAGAAATTCATGCCGCATCTAGCAACCTGGCTAAACGGCGAACGATGGGACGATGAAATTCAAGAAGCTTCATTGCAGGACATGAGCAGCGATCAGCAAATGCAAGCAATCCTCGGATCACTCACAAACGACAGAAAGCTATTGCAATGAACTACAGCGACAGAACCCGCATCATTGGCGCATGGTTGCAGGAAGATCTACAATCGTATGATGTACCGGCTAATCACACCACAGACCGAGCAGCTAAAGAAATGTCCGCAATGGTCGAGGATATCAATTCAGACATCATTAGTGGCATCAGCGCAGACAACCTGCAATCTATCTTAGCAAAGATGAGCAAGGACATCCGCAAGAACAACCGATCAAGAGCATGGCCAACCATCTACAACCTCACCAAAGCAGCAAAGAAATGCAGCGCCAGCTTCGAACCCGACAAGATCGGATCTTCTCAGCCCTTCAAGTTTGACAGTGACAACATCGCAGCCAAGCGAATGAACGCCGGTGAACCAGTGGCAGAGTCATATGTGAACGGAGTAGCTGCTGACAGACTGCTAGAAAAAAACCTCGTCACACTCAGTGTGATAGAAAGCTACCGCCAGGGCATCGAACAGCAACGCATGGAATCATATGCAGTTCCAGAGATTAACGACCCAGATCCAGCACTGGATAATCCGTTTTGAGACCCAAGCAACTTAAAGCCAAAGACCTCAGAGCGTTCGCAGTCGTACCAATCAGGGCAATCAAAGACGCAAGGATCACACCGAAAACCCTTCGTGTTCTCATAGCATATTGCAGCTACTGCGATCACATCGGCAGAACCTTCGTATCACAACAGCGAGTAGGACAGGACATCGGAAGCTCACGCAGTGCAGTCAGCAACCACGTTAGGAAGCTCAGAGATTACGGCTATATGGTATATGCAAAACCACTCTGGCGAGGCCAGAGATCAACAAGCAACAGGATTGTATTCGATCCACAGGTTAAACTGGAGGAAACAATACGATCCAGACTGTCAGCAAAGCAGCAGATGGAACTTAATGAAGCCGAAACAATGGCTAGAATGCAGGAGGAGATCAATGAATCGGGCACTAACACGGATGCTGAACTAGGGCTTTCTATGTTAAGGGCTGAATTTCAGTGTCTCACAGCAGACTATTTCACCAGGGCATTAGGTGCTGGATGGAGGATCAAACCTGATATTGTGCAGTCTGCCTCGATAATGCTGGCTAATCAGGCCGTAGAGCTACTGACAGAGCCACACAGCCACGGTGATGCAGCTTGATGACCCGACATAGCCAAACGAACCTAGACGCAATGAGAGGCCCTCATATGATAACAGTACAAACGAGTGACCTATAATGCCCATTATGTTAAATAACTGTGCCATTATGTTCACTTCTGTTGCTGCTTTGTTCGATTTTGAGAAAGGACACCCCTTCCCCCCCACCCCCGCCACCTTACTGTACAGTCCCCCACAGAACTATTTTTGGAAAAACCGTGAAAGGAACCCCAATGCCTAAAACGAAAACTGGATTATATGCTAACATACATGCGAAGAAGAAGCGGATAGCTGCTGGCTCTGATGAGAAGATGCGCAAGCCTGGTTCTAAGGGCGCTCCTACTGCGTCTGCGTTTAAACAGGCTGCTAAGAAGCGTATGCGTAAGTCTTATGGTTGATGGGCCTACTGATGCTGTGACTATCTGGGAGGTGTTTCCTGATGGTCTGCGTGTTTATGTGGATGGGAAGCTTGTCGGGTTGATCCCTCACGATAAGTTTCCCTATCTCATAGAAGATCTAGCTGGTGGTCTTTTGATGAAGTCTCGCGGTGAATATCTATTGTAATATCGTTTGCTAGGCGATATCGTTATCCCACTGCAACATGATATAGGAGATAAACATGAGCAAGCGATTTAGTGTTGTGCAAGCCAAAGAAGTACCTGGTCGGGATAAGCCTGTCTGGTTGCGTCATGGTATTGCCTTCCAGGGCGATAAGGGAATTAGCATTAAGCTTGAGAGCTTACCGCTTCCTAATAAGGATGGTGAGGTTTGGCTCAAATTGTTTGAGGATGATGGTTCACGTCCCCAGCAATCTGCACCGGCTGCTGCTCCGCTAGACGATACAATTCCGTTCTAATGGCCAGAAAAAAAGAGGATAAGATAAAACCTATCCCGCCTGTTGGTCGGTTCGGCGGTGCGCGAGTGTTGCAGCGCCGGATCGGTCGATCGGAGACCTTGGCTCAGAACAAGGAAGCTGTTGCGACTGAATTGATTGCGATGGGTACGGCCCGTATTACTGATATCATAGATCTCCATACTGGTGCTGTTAAGCCTATTGAGGAAATCCCTGATGAGGCTCTGGCTGCGATTAAGAAGGTTACGGTCGGTCAGTACGGCACAACCATTGAGCTATTCGACAAGGTTAGTGTTCTGCGTGTCTTAGCCAAGGCGAGTGGATTGCTGGATGTTGAGAGCAACGTGGACAAGCCTTCGATCATTGGGATCAATATGAAGGGTCCGGATATGTCTACGGGCTATGAGGTTGACGATGAGTAGCATTCCCAGCATGAACCTGGACTTTTCTAAGTCTGCTACGGTCTGGAAGTTTCTGCATGACAAGTCTTTTGTTCGTGGCCTGATGGGTCCAGTTGGATCTGGGAAGTCTTACGGCTGTGCTGCTGAGATAATGCTCAAAGCTGTGCAGCAAAAGCCATCCCCGCGTGACGGTATCCGATATTCTCGGTTTGTTATTGTCCGCAATACCTATCCAGAGCTACGAACAACGACGATCAAGACGTGGCAGGAGTTGTTTCCGGAGGATGTATGGGGGCCAATGCGCTGGCAACCTCCTATTACTCACCACTTAAAGCTGCCAACACGCGATAACGCGCCTGGAATCGACTGCGAAGTTATATTCATGGCTCTTTCTACGCCGCAAGATGTGCGAAAGCTGTTGTCACTTGAGCTTACCGGCGCATGGGTGAACGAAGCCAGGGAGCTTCCGAAGGCTGTGATCGACGGATTGACTCACCGCGTGGGCCGTTACCCTACGAAATCAGACGGTGGTGCGTCATGGTACGGCATTATCATGGACACCAACCCGCCAGATGCGGATCACTGGTGGCATGAGCTTGCTGAGAAGAATCAGATCGGGGGTCGCTTCCCGTGGACGTTTCATAGACAGCCTGGTGGTGTGCTGGAGGTGGCGGCAAAGGATCTTCCTGAGAACCCAGAGGCAAATGATTTTATATTTTCCGGTGGCAAGTGGTGGATGGTTAATCCGTCTGCTGAGAACAAGACACATTTACCAGATGGCTATTACCAACAGATGCTGGGCGGCAAGAATGCCGATTGGATTAGATGTTATGCTGAAGGCAAGTACACGTTTGTACAAGAGGGCAGACCGGTGTGGCCTGAGTATGACGACGAAATGATGTCTACTGATGTGACGTATGACCCACAATACCCGCTACAGATCGGCGTTGACTTTGGTTTGACCCCTGCTGCTATCTTTGGCCAGAGAACATCCGGTGGTGCCTGGAAGATCCTAGATGAGTTGGTCACGTTTGATATGGGCCTTGAGCGTTTCGGGCAGGAGTTAATAGCCAAGATCGCGGCCAGCTTTAATAAGGCTGAAGTCCAGATCTGGGGAGATCCTGCTGGTAACAAGCGCGATGAGATCTATGAGGTTACAGCGTTCGATCACTTACAATCTATTGGGTTTCGGGCGCAACCAACAGATAGCAACGCTTTCAATGTAAGGCGTGAAGCTGCTGCTGCGCCTATGAACCGGCTGGTCGGTGGTAAGCCAGGTTTGCTTGTGAGCAAGAAGTGCTTGCGGTTGCGGAAATCTCTGAGCGGTGGCTATTTCTTCAAGCGTATCTCTATGGGCGCTGGGCAGGATCGCTTTAAGGACGCGCCGGTGAAGAATGAACACTCCCACTGTGGGGATGCGTTCGGATATTTGATGCTTGGTGGTGGTGAGCAGCGTCGATTGCGGCGTGGAACATACGGAAATAGCTTTGCCGGCGGCCAGACCTTCAATGCCAGCACAGATTTTGATGTATTCTGATGGCACTTGTTCAACTTCCACAGGTGCGAATGGGTCACGATGAGCATATCGTTCCGCTAACTTACGATCACCTTACCAGGATAAAGCTTAAAAAAGAAAACAGCGACTTCGTAGACGTGATTCCAAACTATATTGATTATGTCTGGGACCATGCAGCAGTTGGAACAAGCTGGGCTGGTATCGGTAGAGGCAAGGTCATAGCAGCTTTTGGCATTAGACCGTTCTGGGATGGCGTATCGGAGATGTGGTTGATCCCTGGACAAGAGATAGACCGTCATGCGATATCGGTTATAAGGGCTGCGCGTCAGTTAAGTGATGCTGCAATCGGAGATTATAGCATAAAAAGGTTACAGATGTGCGTAAACGTCAATAACGATACCGCATTTAGGTTTGCCAAAGCACTGCGTTTTGAGGTAGAAAGTGTTATGAGAAAGTATGGTCCGGATGGGGCCGACTACTACATGATGGTGAGGTTTTGATATGTCAGGTATTTTTGGTGGTGGATCGGCTCCAGCCAAGACGGTAGCTCAAGTCGAGTCTACCAATGCTGCCTCTGCGGCAACGGCTCGTTCTGAGGAACGTGCTGAGTCTTCGGAGAGGGCAGAGATGAAGGGCGCACAGAAGCGCCGCCGTTTGCGCCGTACCGGTGGCTTGCGCTTGCTGTTCTCTCCTGCTCGTTTGGAAGGGCCAGATCAGGCGACTACTAATAAGCTTGGGGGTGGCAAGTAATGCTTCTTGATATGATAAAGTTGGCGATGAACACCGCGCAGACCAAAAGAAAATATAACAATGATGGATCGGCATACAGCCCCATTAAGCCTGTTAGTGTCAATCGGAGTTCAAGTGGAATGGCTGCTAATAAAGCGATGATGGACAGCTTCAATGTTGATATTCCCGCCAACCTAGTTAACCGGCCCCCCGCCCCGCGCGTTCCAACTGCTGCTGAGAAGGCTGCTGCTAAGAAGGCTGCAAAGCTTGCTGCTCGTAAAAAGAAAGGTCAGGCCCAGCGCAAAAAGTATGAAGCTGCTGGGACTATGGCCAAGAAAATGAAACTTTTATTTACTTAGGAAGGCGCAACATGACTCAAATTAAATCTGATACCCGCATTCACAACCGTCCCAAGCCAGTAACGGTAAAAGAGGCTGCACCAGTTAAGGCTGTTGCACCTAAGAAAACACCGAAGCCTAAAGCCAAGAAGTAATATCATGGTTAAGAAAGCGTTTCAAAAAAGGATAAGTAAATGGCTCGGCTAGACGTAAGAGATATCATGGAGCGTGAGGCCAAGGCCCAATCCCGCAAGGATCAGTGGCGCTCTATCTATGAGGATTGCTATGAGTTCGCTCTACCACAGCGTAACATGTATGATGGCAACTATGATGGCGGCACTGCTGGTCAACGCAAGATGGGTCGCGTGTTTGATTCCACAGCTATCTCTGCAACGCAGCGTTTTGCCAACCGTATCCAGGCCGGTTTGTTCCCGCCACAAAAGCAGTGGTGTCGTTTGGAAACTGGTAGCGGTATTCCGGAAGCCAATACTGCACAGGCTCAAGCTGCGTTAGACGCATACACTACACGTATGTTTGAGGTTATGCGCCAGACTAACTTCGACCTGGCAATGGGTGAGTTCTTGCTGGACCTATGTGTTGGTACGGCTGTTATGATGGTTACGGCAGGTGATGAAGCTACTCCTATTCGCTTTACGCCGATCCCTCAGTACCTTGTGTCGATCGAAGAAGGCTCGTTCGGTAACGTCGATAATGTGTATCGCAAGATCCGCATGAAGGCCGAAGCAATACCACAAGAGTATCCAGACGCTACAATCACGCCAGAATTAGCAGAGGCGATATCACGTTCACCATCTAAAGAGATAGATCTGATGGACGCGGTGATCTACGACTACGAACGTGCAATCTATTGTTACCACGTTATCTGGCCTGGCAAGAAACAAGAGCTTGTTTACCGCAACATGAAGTCTTCGCCATTTATCGTGGCGCGTTACATGAAGGTTGCCGGTGAGATCTACGGTCGTGGCCCACTGGTTACTGCGATCGCGGACATCAAGACGCTAAACAAGACTGTCGAGCTAGTGTTGAAGAACGCATCACTGTCTATCTCTGGCGTCTATACTGCTGCTGATGACGGGGTTCTGAACCCTCAGAACGTCAAGATCCAGCCAGGTGCAATCATTGGTGTTGCTCGTAACGGTGGCGCACAAGGTCCATCCTTGGCACCATTGCCCCGTGCCGGTGACTTCAACACAAGCCAGATCGTAATGAATGATCTGCGTATGAGCATCAAGAAGATCCTGATGGATGATACGCTGCCGCCTGACAACATGTCTGCTCGTTCTGCTACTGAGATTGCGGAAAGGTCACGCGAATTGGCGTCTAATCTTGGTTCTGCGTTCGGTCGATTGATTGACGAAACGATGGTTCCTTTGGTTTCTCGCGTTCTCTACGTGATGGATCAGGCTGGCTACATCGACCTACCGCTCAAGGTAAACGGAGTTGAGGTTAAGGTCACACCGGTCGCGCCTCTCGCGCAAGCACAAAAGCTTCAAGAGGTTAATGACATTGTGCAGTTCATGCAGATCGCTAACTCTCTAGGTCCACAAGGCCAGATGGCTCTGTCGATCCCAAGGATTACCGCTTTTATTGCGCAAAAAATGAACATCAAACAAGAATTGCTCACCACACCGGAAGAGCAAGAAATGATGATGCAACAGATGCAGGAACAAGCAATGGCCGAAGAAGGGCCACCTGCTGCTAACGATGGTGGAGCAACAATGGAGGCGATGCAATGAGTTCACCCGATGGGTGGGAAGGTTTAACCCAAGCGACAAGCGAAGCCCCAAAGGCTGCTGATATAGATATCCTGTATGGGAAGGTCTTTAAAAGCACTGAGGGGCAACGTGTGCTGAGTCACTTGCGAAGTGTTACGATTGAGCAGCCGACTTGGATTCCAGGTGAAGATGCGAGTTTTGGTTATGTCAGAACAGGCATGGCTGAAATGGTTCGCATGATTGAAAAAAGAATAGGAAGGTCAAACAATGGCTGAAGCAATGGCAGAAGAAGTAGCGGCTGATGGCCCAATGATTAACGTGCTAGAACCGGAGGCTCCTCAAGAGGACGCACCTGTTGCAGTTCACGAACAGCCTCCAGGTGAAGAGAAGGCTGCAAGCGATGATGGACCGTTAGAGCGTCCAGAGTATTACCCTGAGAAGTTTTGGGACGAGGACGGACCTGATGTTGAAAAACTTGCAAAAAGCTATGCGGAGCTTGAAAAGAAGTTTAAGTCCGGCAAACATAAAGCACCGGAAGAGTATGATGTATCTGCACTTGCGGATCAGGGTTTGGACTCTGAAGATCCGACTGTCGCCGTATATCAGGATTGGGCTAAAGAGAATGGGATTAGCCAGGGTGCTTTCGAGGATCTGGCGGGTCGTGTCTTAGCTCTATCTAAGGATGAGCAAGAAAGCGTACAGTACGATCAACGTGCGGAGATGGAAAAGCTTGGGGCAAATGCCTCTGAGAAGATCCAGATGACAGAGCGGGTGCTTATGAAGGCTCCTCTAAATCCCTCTGAGCGTGAAGCTATAGCGTATTCTCTGAATAATGCCGATGCTATCAACGCATTTTTGAAGTATCACCAGGCGATTACGAATGAAAACATCCCTATCAAGCCTACAGTTCAGCAGTCCAGCATGACAAAGCAAGATCTTAACACTGCTATCTCTGATCCACGCTGGCAAAGCGATGCTGCATGGCGCACCCAGATGGAACAGAAATGGTTTCAGTCACAGCAAAACTCTTAAAGTCTTGCAATAAGTATCGCTTGCGTGTATTTTGCCCTTAACGGCTAACCGCGCTCGGCCCGTTAGATGTAGTAATCTACTGGTTGGCGCGGCCATAACGCGCAAGCGACCGCCCGAAACCTCGGATAACGGAAGCGTTTAATAGAAACGCAAAATGAGGTTTTGCTAATGGCGATTAACGTATCAACAGCTTTTGTTGATCTCTTCGATTCTGAGGTCAAGCAAGCGTATCAAGCCGAATCTGTGCTTCGCGGCACAATGCGGACTCGTACTGGCGTAGCCGGTAACACAGTTAAGTTCCCAACAATCGGTAAGGGCGTAGCAACTTTGCGCGTACCGCAAACCGATGTTACACCGCTTAACGTAACATATGGCCAAGTAACTGCGACAATGGAAGATTACATTGCTGCGGAATACTCAGACATTTTCCAACAGTCACACATCAACTTCGATGAGCGTTCTGAGTTGGTTCAAGTTGTATCTAAGTCTATTGCTCGTCGCATGGACCAGATTATGATTGATGCTCTGAATGCTGCTACCGGCACAACAGCCGTTGCAACAAGCATTGGTGGTGCAACCACAAACATGAACATCGAAAAGCTTCGCGCTACTGCGAAGGCAATGAACGAGAAGAACGTACCTTCTGAGGGTCGTAACTTGCTTATGCACGCTTCTCAGTTAGATTCTTTGCTCGGTGAAACTGAAATCACAAGCCAAGACTTTGCTTCTGTAAAGGCTCTTGTCCAAGGTGAAATCAACACATTCATGGGCTTCAACATCTTGACAGTTGGCGATCGTGATGAGGGTGGTCTTCCTAAACCTTCAACTCGTACTTGCTTCGCCTGGCACAAAGACGCAATGGGCTATGCTGAGTCAATGGCTCAGAAAACCGAAGTTAACTATGTCCCAGAAAAGACATCGTTCTTGGTTAGCTCAATGTTCTCTGCTGGTTCTGTTTCAATCGACGGTGCTGGCATCGTTAAAATTTCTTGTACTGAATAAGGAGATCTGAAACATGGCATTCGCAACAGCAAACTGGTCAACCGTTGGCGCTTCTAAAAGCGGCAATGCTCCTGCAATCTATAGCTACAAGTCCTCTGGTGACAACAAAGCTACTATTGCCGGTTCCGGTTACTTCAACACAGTTGAGGCTCTTATCACTACTGGTGATTGGATCTACACATACGGTAGCGATGGCGGTCAAACGCTCGTAGCAACCAACACTGCTGGCGTTATTACAGCGGCAGTAATCTAAAGAAAGGGATGGCTGGTTCGCACTGGCCATCTCCACCTCTTACGGAGAACCGTTATGGCTGCTGGCGACACTTCACTTTCAATATGTTCTGATGCTTTAATCCTGCTGGGCGCTTCGCCCATTTCTTCGTTTACGGAGGGGTCTGATTCGGCTCAGGCTTGTGATCGTCTTTATCCAGATCTCAGAGATTCAATCCTCTCAGTCTACCAATGGAGTTGGAGCGTTAAGAAGGTTCAGCTTAACCGACTGTCTACGGCCCCGATTGATGAGTGGAAGTATGCCTATCAGCTACCTGGCGATCTACTCTCCGGTGTTCTGGCTGTATTCAGAAGTGCTGGTCTATCCGAAAAACCCACTCGTTATGGCTGGGAGATCTACGGGGATCAGCTTTATACTAATTTTGAAAAGATCTTCATCGACTATCAAGGCACAGTTGATGAGAGCAAAATGCCTAATTACTTTGTGAGACTGTTGCGCTCTGCGCTGGCAGCGGAGTTGGCGTTTACAATCACAGACCAAATCAGCAAGTCAGACTATTTCCGCGCTTTGGCTTACGGATCTCCAGGCGAGTCAAATCGTGGTGGATTGATGCGTGAGGCGATGAACATAGATGGTCGTGGCAAGCCACCGGAGATTATTGAGGACTACGCCCTTATTGATGTGAGATACTAAAATGCGGATTATGCAGTTCCAGACCAACTTCTCGGTTGGTGAGCTTGATCCTCTCATTCGCGCTCGTACTGACCTACAGCAATATAAGAATGGTCTTGAGGAAGCTACTAACGTCATTATCCAGCCACAGGGCGGGTTTCGTCGCCGTGATGGGTCTAAGTTTATCCATGACTTCGGCTCTAGCTTTACAGACTTTAAGGTTATCCCGTTTGAGTTCAGCGTGGATGATAGCTATTTTCTCGTGCTTGTTACTCAGCGCATCTATATCTTTAAGGCTGGCGTTCTACAAACCAACATAAACGGAAGCGGCAACGATTATCTGGCTGCTACAGATATCACGACTGCTATGCTGGATGAGATTAACTATACTCAGGCTGTTGATACGCTCATTCTCTGCCACCAAGATCTCCAGACCAAGCGCCTGGTGCGCAATGCAGACACAAACTGGACGTTGGAAAACCTGCCTATAACTAACATTCCTCAGTATCCTTACGCCTTCGATACGCACCAGCCAGACTTCACGGTTACGCCCAGCGCCACTTCGGGCAATATTACGATCACTGCTTCTGCTGCAACAACCGAAACAGGTACGGGACAGGCTGGATCTACAAACACAATTACAGTTAAAGCCTCTAGTCCCTATGCTGATGACCAGCCCAACGGGATGTTCATTACTTTAACTTCCGGTACTGGATCAGGTCAGACGCGCCATGTTGAAGACTTCGTTGCTTCTACAAAGGTTCTGACTGTCTATCCCGCTTGGACCACAGCGCCAGATGCAACCACAGGGTATAAGGTCGAGCCTTTTGCTCCTTCTGCTGTTAATGAGTATCTGCAAGTAACCAGCACATTTGGTCGCGCTAGATATGTTGAGTATGTATCTCCGACAGTTATGAAGGCTGTAGTGGAAGTTCCGTTCTTTGACGATGGTGCGATTCTTGCCGGTGAATGGGAAAGCGAACATGGCTATGAGGACGTGTGGTCTAATACTCGCGGCTGGCCACGCTCTGCTGCATTCCATGAGGGCCGGTTGTACTTTGGTGGATCTAAGTCCAGACCCAACACAATCTGGGGTTCCGGTGTAATCAACTACTTTGATTTCAACCCTGGTACTGGCCTTGCTGATGAGAGCGTTGAGGCCACTATTAACACCAACCAGCTTAACACGATCGTTAATCTATTCTCAGGCAATGACTTCCGGATCTTTACAACCGGCGGTGAGTTCGTGATATTGCAGACTTCTGGTGATCCGATCACCCCGTCAAGCTTTTTTGTTCGGCCCCAGACAAGGTTGGGATCAAAGGCTGGTATCCCAATCGAAGAGCTAAACGGCGCGTCAATCTTTATTCAGCGTCAGGGTAAATCAATCAACGTGTTCCAGTTTGGCGATACCACAGCGTCTTACCAGGTTCAGAACATATCCGCTCTTAGCTCTCACTTGCTCAAGAACCCTGTTGATATGGCTGCGCGTAGGGCTGCGTCTACAGATGAGTCCGATCGCTTGTTCGTGGTCAACGGTGACGATGGCACGATGGCGGTTTACTCCATCCTAGTCGGGCAAAATGTTATTGCGCCCAGCCGGTTCGTAACTGATGGCGAGTACATAGCTGTCGGCGTAGAGGTTGCAGACGTTTATGCAATCGTTAAGCGCACGATAAATGGCACTGCCAACTACATGCTAGAGAAGTTTGAGCCTGATTTGACTCTGGATAGCGTTAAGAGCGGAGGAGCGGCCTCCTCAGTGAACATGAGCCAGCTTCAAGGGGAAACGGTCCAGATCATTAGAGACGGCATTCTGGAGCCAGCACAGACGGTTCCCGCTTCGCCATACACAATCACCTTTGCGTCCGCTGCTACGTCAAGTTATCAGGTCGGATTGAATTACACGGTTACTGCTAGGACAATGCCAGCGGAGCCAGTGCTGTCGTCTGGATCTGTGCAGGGATTTAAGAAGCGGATTATCCAGGTTGATGCGATTGTAAACAGCACCAAGGATATGACCATTAATGGCAAGCAGGTTTCATTCAGAAACTTTGGCGAGAATGTTCTTGATTCACCGGTTGAACCGTTCACTGGCATTAAAACAATGCACGGATTGCTGGGTTATAGCGGGACGGGGCAGATTACGATCAGCCAGAATGTTCCATTGGAAATGATTGTTCTAGGTCTTGAGTACCGTTTGAGCGTGGGGAGTTAAGATATGGAAGCAATGGCAGTAGTTGGTGCAGTAACCTCGGTCGCTGGTGCGGCAAGTCAGGTTAAAGCGGGAAAAGCGCAACAAGCTGGTTATGAGCAACAAGCACAACAGGCAGATCTAAGGGGTCGGGCAGAGGCTATTGCTTACAAACAGCAGGGTGCAGATGCTCTTGCAAACCTAAATCAAACGCTTGCAGCAATTATAGCAAGGGCCGGTGCCGGTGGTGTTGATCCTACATCGGGATCTGCCCAGACGGTCGCAATGTATGCGATGTCACAAGGCGTAACGGAAGCTCAGATTTCGGAAGATAACGCGGCTCTTGCTGTCGGGCAAGCTACTCAGCAAGCTGGCATTTACAGATCCGCAGGGCGAACCGCTCGATTAAGTGCCAATGTTAGTGCCGCTGCCACTCTTGGCTCTGCTGCTTACTCTGTCGGACAATTAAGGTAAGGTTAGAATATGGCACAGCTTCCACGATATCAAAGACTTGGTGTAACAACCCGTCAACCGCAAAACCTTGATTTTGCAGATACGAGAGAACAGGCTGCTCTTTCTCAGAACCTTTCTCAGCAACTAAACCGGATGTCTAACTTTGCGTTTCAGAAGGCCGGTGAAAGGGCTGTTGAGCGTGGTGAAGAGCGTGTTCAAGAAGAGGGCGCGATTGCTACACTTGGTGATATTGATAAAAAAGGTGGCCCACGTACCATTGCTGACAAGGCAGCATATGCTTTGGGTAGCCGTGTTGCTGTTGCTGAAGTTCAGAACGCTGCTGAAATAGAAATCAGTAGAATTTTAACTGAAGCTGAAAAGAACGGTACGGCTTTCTCTACCGTTCAATCTCAACTAGCAGATGTTACCGATGGCTATTCGGAATCGCTGCGGGTGATAGATCCTGCCGCTTCCTCTGTCCTAAAAGTAAACCTAGAGGGAGCTACTGGTAAGGCGACTGAGAGGTATTCAAACTACTACGTTAAGCTGCAAGCCCAACGACAAGCTGCTAAGAGAGCGGAAGCTGCTGACCGTTCGTTTAATTCCGCTTTGTCAGATGCAATCTTGCCAGGAATGACTGTAGAGAAGCTGGGCGAAAGCATTGCGGCTGAAGCAGATTTGCTTCGCGGCATGGGCGCTTCTGAAAAGAAAGCAGACGCTTTTTATGAGAAAACATTTAATGCGGCTTATCGAGAGAAGCTAACTTATGATTTCAACACTGCACCGTTAGAAGAAAAGCAAAGGCTTCTCACGGCAATGGAGACTACCGCTCTCCCTGGTATGTCCCTAACTCAAACTCAAAGTGTTCGTAAATCTTTGAACGCTGATTATAATTCGGCTTTGCAGGTCACTAGAGGTGAGAGCAATTCAATAGTTTCGTCTGTAAACGAATTGGAGATACTGATTGCCAAGGGCGGAACCCCATCAACAAAAGAAATAAAAGTTCTCCAAGATCGTGCTGATAACCTGGGAGATCAGGGCGCTGGTGCTAGTGCGGCTATAGCTGAATTAGAGTTCAATGCTGAAAACGCTGCGACTTATCGGAAGATGAGTGTTGAAGATTTAGCTTCAGAGGTTAATGATCTTAAATCAGGCATCACTGGAATGGGCGGTTCTGGTATTGATACGCTTCTAGAAGCTGAAACCCTGCAAGTCGCACAAGCTTATTTAACTGCTGCAAACAAGAGTATCAAAAACGCAGCAACTGAGCAAAAAGCGGAGTTTCAACCTAAAATAGATGCTGCAAACGCACAGCTCAAAACCCTTCAAGATGTTGTTGACGAGGGAATAGCTGTAGACATAAACGCTTTAACAGATCTTCTTTCTGATATTAACGATATACCAGATTCTTTAACTGATGGTCTTCAAGACGAATTAAATACCTTGATCGCCACCGGTGATCTTGGAAACACTCTTCGAGAGTACACTCCAAGCCAAGTTGCTGGATACCTTTCCGGATTGCGGGAGGAGGGTGTCGATACCGCTCTTGAGCTAAAGCAATTAAACCTTGCTGAGAAAATGCTAAAGAACATGGAGACCCAGCTTGCTGATGATCCTTTGACGTATGCAATGAATGTTGGCGTTAAGGACTCGAACAACAACACGGTGCAAATATCTGGAATAACTGCTACTCCAGAAAATCCTGATGTCACTGCCAATGTGAAGAAGCGTGTGGCTGACGCACAAATCATTGCATCTAAATACGGTATTGAGCCTAAGTTCTTTACCGCTCAAGAGCGAGATTTACTTACAGAGTTTCTTCAATCTGAAAGCACTGACAGACTTCAGATCATGGGATTTCTTGGCGCAATGGTAGACGGCGGTGGTTCTTCCACACCTGATATGCTTGCCGAGATATCAGATACCGCTCCTGGGTTTGCTGGAATTGGCGCGTTAATTAGTGAGAACAGACCAACTGCTGCTAACCATGCTTTGCGCGGAATGGAGTTTATAAAGGCTGGCAATAAACCTGCTGGATTATCTGCTATATATACAGAGCCAGAGTTCGTGGGTCGCACTGGTCAAGCGTTGCGATACTCTCCAAAAACACTCAACGTAATCCGTGAAAATGCTGAGTTAATTTATGCAGATATTGCGCGGACCGAGACCGACTTTAATGCTGACAAATGGGTTAGCGCGATAGAAATGGCTTCTGGTATGAAAACCGTTGGCAACAAATCATATGGCGGCATTCAAGAAGTTAGAGGCCAAATGACATTGCTTCCACCTGAGGTAACTCCAGATGATCTTGAGGATGCGCTATCAAGTCTTACCAGCGAAATGGCGTTTGAAATTTCGGGGATAAACTTATCTAGTGGCATGGTGAATGCTATATCTAAGAGAAATTACTTTAAGGTTGTTAGTGCTGGTGGCGATAAGGCTGCGATTACCTTTGATGTCGACGCATATGGAAACCCGACATACGTTAAGGATAGTGATGGCAATCCATTCTTCTTTGATATCTCTAAGCTGGTAGATCTAAGCAAAACGTCAGGTAATTAATATGAATTTTGACAAACCAGAAATGTTAGACTTCTTGCCTCAGAATGGAGCTTCAGAAGCGCCTGGGTCGCTAATGGAAAACTTGACCGGTGCTTTCGATGCAATGAAGTACACTGGTGGCGCTGGTGCTAACAGCAGGGGGTACACTCTACTTGATGTTTGGACTCCAATTATTGACGAGCTAAACGAGACCGGCGCAGACTTTGAGAACCCTGCCATTTGGCTATTTGATTCTATGTCTTCTCGATATGACGGGAAAGCCGACGAAATATATTCGTACATACAGAACAATAAGGAGAGCCTTCCAGAAAGCTTATCCGAAATTAACCCTGCGTCAGTAGACGAAATGATGAGGAGCTTTGTTCAGCAAAAGGAATCTGAGTTTGCAGAGCTTTCCCGCAGCAATCCAGGCTTTTTCCCTGCCGCAGCTAGATTTGTTGGCGGCATGGGTGCTGGAGGGGGCGATCCCGTCACTGCTGCTACAATGCCGTTTGGTGGCTGGTCCAAAACCCTTTGGAAGAATATCGCTCAAAGTGCTGCCGTAAACGCTGGTGCCGGTGCTATAAGTGAGCTTGATGTTAAAGATTGGTATGACGAGTTAGGTCTTGAGTACGGTTATGAGGAATTTCTCCAGAACGTAGCGATGCAAGCTGCATTTGGTGCGGCCATGCCAGCGGCGGGTGCTGGTATAAGAATGACTGCCAACCAGGCTCTGAAGGGCTGGGATGTTCTAAAGGGCAAAATGAAGAAGCCTTTGAGTGCAGAAGATCAGGCGTTAGTGGACAAGTTGGAAAGCCAAGCTGATATTGAGGAATCAAATCCCCTACAGTCAGAGAACGGCATTGAGGCTGAGTCTGAGCATGAGGCTAGACTGTCTGATGCTACTGCTGCTTTGGCGGGAGATACGGCTCCCAGGATGCCAGATGAGCCTTCTTCTCCGATAAAGGGAACAATTCCATTACAGGATGAGCTAAACGCACTAGACGAGAAGTGGTTAGCAAACAATGCCAAATTAAAAGCGGCTGAAGCCGAAGGTCTTAAAATCCAAGATCGGTTAAATGATGCTTTTGACGTTGATCCAAATCTTACAAAGGACAGTAAGATAGTAAAAGATTTAATGGATGAAAACAAACTCAACCAATCTGAAGTTGATGAGTTCAGATCTATACAAGATGGATTGGGCGGACAGCGTGTAAAGATTTTAGAAGCGCAGGAACAGAAGCTTGCGCTTATTGATAATGGTGCAGATAATATTGATGGCGTGATTTACAATATAGACCCTATGGATATTGAGGTGGATGCCAAGACATTCCAGTTCAAAGAGGGTGGCGATGAGTTTGGCGTTACAGAGCGCCTACAGGGGGTCACAACTTGGGACAAGTATAAGTCTGGTACGGTAACTGTTTATGAGTATGCAGATGGTCGTATGGCGATTGCAGATGGCCACCAGCGACTTGGGTTAGCCAAGCGCATACGTTCACAAGATCCCTCTCAGGATGTTCGAGTGTATGCTTATAAGCTGCGCGAAACAGATGGTATAACACCAGAGGAAGCGCGTGTTATCGCGGCAATGAAAAACATTGCAGAAGGCACCGGTACATCAATAGACGCAGCAAAGGTTCTTCGAGTAGATCCTAGTCGCATTTCAGAGTTGCCACCTCGTTCAGAGCTTGTTCGCCAGGCGCGTGACATGATGGGTCTAAGCGATACAGCATTTGGTGCAGTGGTTAATGGCGTGATCCCTCCAAACTACGGGGCAATCGTTGGCAGACTAATTGATGATCAAGATCTCCAGGGTGCAGCTATCGAGGTTTTAGCCAAGGCAGATCCAAGCAATGCGTTCCAGGCTGAGTCGATCGTCCGACAGGTTCGTGAATCCGGTTCTGAGCAAGTTGAGCAAATCTCCCTGTTCGGTGAGGAGGTAGTAACCGAAAGTTTCTTTGTCGAAAGATCCAAGATACTGGATCGAGCATATAAAGAGTTGCGCCGTGATAAGGCTGCATTCGAAACCCTGGTCCGAAACTCTGAGCGTCTAGAGGCCGAAGGTAATATTCTTGTAAAAGACGCAAACGAAAGAAAGGCTAGTACAGATGCCCAAACGATCGCGCTCCTCCAAACGCTTGCAAACCGCAAAGGGCCGCTCTCAGACGCCCTCAATGACGCAGCAAAAACAGCCAGAAACACAAACAGCTATGTCGCAGCAACTAGCGGATTCCTCGATGCTGTCAGAGGATCAATTAAATCGGGCGACTTCGACCGCTTATCAACTGGCGATGTTGGACGCGCTGTCGATGGTCCGCCGGAGATCACTAGATCTGAAGCTACAGCAGAACCAGCCCTTGAAGGATTCGACGAGCCAACAGGCATAGCAGCAGAGCGCCAGGCAAACCAGCTAGTGCAAGATATGTTCGGTGCTGATGAGGTTACACCTGTTGCTACTGTAAGAAGCCCTGATGACATAGAGGCTGATCTAAAGGCTAGGCAACCAGTAGAAACTGTTGACGATATATATGCGCTTGCGGATGAATCCCAAGCTTACATTGCTGCAATCGGCTCTGAGATTGAAACAAGTTTAGGTGTTTCTTTTAAGAACCCAGGCTTGAAAGCAATAGAAACTGCCAGAGAAAAGATGAAGCGCAAGAGTTATGCCTCATCAAACCAAATGACTGATATCTCCCGCGGTGGATTTGTAATCAATAAAGCAGAAGACGCTGACGCTATTGTTGCCAGATTTGGTCGGGATGCGGAAGTATTGGATGAAGGTTGGAATTTCACACCAGCGGGATATTTCGATCGCAAGCTTTTGGTCAGAACACCAAACGGTATTGTCTCAGAGATACAGATATGGTCTCCAAAGCTTCTTGCTGCAAAACAAGAAACCGGCCACAAGCTTTATGATAAGATGCGGAACGCAAAAGATCCGGCAGAGGCAGAAACTTTATCCCTGCAAATGAGAGAGCTTTATGCGAATGCGCTAAAAAGCGAAGATCAATCTTTTAGATCACTGTCAGGCATAGACAACTTGCCGAAATTAGCTTCGAATGCAGACATAAACGCTGCTTCGTCTGGTATTACGCGGCCTGTGTTGAAAACGTCTGGTCCGTCTACCGGTGTCCAAGCGCCGCCTGGCTCAAGTATAGCCACGGCCTCTGTCGGTGAAGTGGAAATAGCAGGACGACCGTCCCAATTAACAAATATCATTGATGATACCTCCGATGCCAATTTAGATATCACTTTGCCTGATGTCAAGTCCGGAGATATATTTGATGATATGGACCTTGAGGTGCCTGTCGGTCAAAGGTTTAATGAGGAAACAGGCTTGGTAGAGTCTACTACTATGACGATGAGAGATCTCAAGGCTCAACTGGACGCCGAAGATTCAATGATAACCCGTTTGGAGTTCTGCACAGTATGACTTTTAAAGGCTGCATAGACGATGGCGTCCAGGCTGGTGATATCACTCAGGCCCAGGCAAATGAAATTAACGGTTTGTTCGATGAGCTAGAAGTTCAGTACAACAAGCAAATGGGTTCTGCTGCGGCAACGTCAAAGGCTGCTGCCGATACGTCGATCGCGGCTAGAAAGATTGCTGTGGAGCGGAAGCGCCGCGCTGCACTACAGGCCGTCACCTGGAAGCGCATTAACAACGATCTTAACAACTACAGAACCGTCTTAGGCAATGCCAACAAGGGCGAGGCAGCAAAGGCTCTGTTCGAGCAAGACCAAACGTCTAAGTTCAACAGCGTTGCCCAGGTCCAGCAAGCGGTTACAAGAAGTGCCACACGGAAGCTAGACGAGTTCTTAGCCACCTTTAAGCGTAACATAGTTGGTGAAACTAGAAACAAAGCGGATCTTAAAGATATGGTTCGCGAGGTCTTTTCTGAAGGCTCAACAACAAGCACGTCTGCTAGAGAAATGGCTCAAGCCTGGAAGGCTTCATCTGAGTATCTTCGTGCGAGATTCAACGCTGCGGGTGGTGCTATTGTAAAGCGTTTAGATTGGGGTTTACCTCAGATCCACGACACCATGAGGGTTCGCCAGGTTAGCTATGGCGAATGGAAAGAGTTCATCACGCCAAGGCTAGACCTAAAGAAAATGGTCGATGAGCAAACCGGATTGTCATTTTCCCCAGAGAAGTTGGAGATCGCGCTCAAAGATTCCCATAAGTCAATTACCACTGATGGGTTCAATAAGCTTAAACCTGGTACAATGACCGGCAACAAATCACTGGCGCTCCGAAACCAAGATCATCGGTTCTTTGTGTTTAGAAATGCAGACGCCTGGATGGAGTACCAGCAGAAGTTTGGCAATCCAAACCCGTTTGATGCAATGATGGGGCATATCGACATGATGTCGCGTGACATTGCTATGCTCGAAGTTCTCGGCCCTAATCCAAGTTCTACTGTCAACTTCGTTAAGCAGACATTGCAAAAAGAAGCTGGTGGTGATGCGGTTGCTGCAAATGCAGCGCGTAAAGCAAGCGCAACTATAGATACTCTTTATTCTAATGTGAATGGAAGCATCAACGCTCCCGTCGATAGCAAGTATGCTTACAGCTTCGCGGGTCTTCGACAAGTTCTTCAGTCAGCACAGCTAGGCGCTGCGTCACTAGCTGCTATAACCGATACGAATTTTGGCCGCATAGCAAGAACGATGGTCGGTTTACCTCAGACTAAAATGATTCAAAACTATCTCAAGTTTATGAACCCGCTCTCGCTTGAGGAGAAGGGCAAGCTTGCTGTTCGGCTTGGCTTGACTGCGGAAGCATGGTCAACTTTGGCGTCTGCTCAAATGCGCTACGTTGGGGATCTGTCTGGCCCAGAAGTTACACGGCGTGTAGCTGACTTCGTAATGAGAGCGTCACTGCTTTCCCCCTGGACTAACGCGGGGAAGTGGGCATTTGGAATGGAGTTCCTTGGCAATCTCGCTGATAACGCTGGCAAGACATTTGACCAGTTAGACCCAATGATGCGCAAGACGTTGGATCATTACAACATAGGCGCTGACAAGTGGGAGATCGTAAGAGCCACACCTCTCTATGAATACGAGGGTGCTTCGTTTCTTCGGGCTGAAGATATCGAGATGCGTACAGACATACGATCGGATCTAGCCCAGGATCTAGCCACTAGCTTGCTGGTGATGGTAGAGACAGAAACCAACTATGCGGTCCCCAGTAGCTCGATCAGAGGACGTGCCGCCTTAATTGACGAGACTAGGCCAGGCACTATTTCCGGTGAGCTTACGCGATCGTTTGCCATGTATAAGGGCTTTGGGGTTACGCTGGTCAATACGCACATAATGCGCGGTCTCAATCAGCCAGGTCCAAAGGCAAAAAGTGCTTACTATGCAGATCTATTGATAAGCACTACGCTCATGGGCGCACTGGCATTGCAACTTAAAGAGATGAGTAAGGGCAGAGATCCACGACCAATGGAGGGGCTGGAGTTCTGGGGTGCTGCGTTGATGCAGGGCGGTGGCCTTGGTATCTTTGGTGACTTCCTATTCTCTGATGTTAATAGATATGACAGAGGGCTGGCGGAAACTATTGCCGGTCCTGTCGTCGGATTTGTCAATGACGCAAGAAAACTAACAGTTGGTAATTTAATCGAAGCGGGAAAGAGTGAAGATACAAATTTTGCGTCTGAGTTCTTGGGCTTCGCCGGTCGCTACACTCCAGGTTCGTCCCTTTGGTATTCTCGCCTAGCCCTTGAGCGCCTTGTACTTGATCAGGGAAAGAAGTGGGCAGATCCAGACTTTAGTTCTAAGGCTCGACGCTTAGAATCCAGGTATCGCCGCGAGTATGGTCAGAACCACTGGTGGAAAAAAGGTGAAACATCGCCAAGAAGAGGCCCAGACTTGTCGAACATGTTTGAGTCAAATTGAAAAATCTGGTATAGAGTGAACAAATGAACGGGAAAACGACATGAGTGATATTGCAATTAATCCAGTAACGCGCCGCGTCCAGTTCACAGGTAATACTGGAACAGGGCCATACGCCTTTACATTCAACATCTTAGTCAGTGGTGATATCGCAGTCTTCAAGGGGACTACGGAGCTAACGCTGACAACGGATTACTCGGTAAGTATTAACGCAAACGGGACCGGATCTATTACCTTGGTTGCTGCTCTCATAGCATCTGATATTCTTACGATCATTGGTGGACGTGAGCTTTCCCGTACAACAGACTTCGTTACGGCCGGTGATCTCCTAGCTTCTAGCTTGAATGAACAGCTAGACAGTAACGTGATTATGACACAACAGCTTGATGAAAAGCTGAACCGTGGGCTGTACGTTAATCCTGGTGATGTTTACACAGACCTTGAGTTGCCTCTGAAGGATGCTCGTAAGGGTACGGTTCTTGGCTTTAACGCTACGACAGGTGATCCAGAGCCAGGCCCAGAGATCGCTGATGTTGATACTATCGTAGCAATCTCTGCTGACATTAAGACACTTGCTGAGATCCAAGACGGTACGGTTGCTACTGACGCCATTACAAACGTCAACACGATCCGCGCAAATGTAACTACGGTATCCGGTGTGTCGGGCAATGTAACTACGGTTGCGGGTATTAGCTCTGCCGTTACTACAGTCGCGGCTGATGGTACGGACATTGGAGCGGTTGCTGGATCAATCAGCAATGTGAATAATGTTGGTGGGTCTATATCAAACGTAAACACTGTTGCTGGATCTATTTCTAATGTTAATACGGTTGCGGCTGATGGTGCGGACATCGGCAATGTCTCCGGTTCAATAGCAAATGTTAATACCGTTGCAACAAACATTACATCTGTAAATACAAACGCAACCAACATTGCTGCAATTCAAGGCGCTTCAGCAAATGCCGCAACTGCTACGACAAAAGCCAGTGAGGCTGCTGCGTCTGCCTCGGCTAGTGCAACATCTGCAACTGCATCGGAAGCTGCAAAGGATGCGGCGCTTTCTGCACTTGATAATTTCCAAGATCAATACTTGGGTGACTTTGCAACAGACCCGACAACCGACAATGATGGTGATCCGCTCCAGGCTGGAATGCTCTACTTCAACACAACCGACGATGTGATGAAAGTTTATACGGGCAGTGCATGGGTTGCCGCTTATGCATCATTGTCTGGCGCTCTGATTGCTGCTGACAACCTGTCTGACTTGACTAATGCAGCCACAGCAAGGACTAACTTAGGTTTAGGCACAGCAGCTACTACAGCAGCCACAGACTACGCCACAGCAGCACAGGGTGTTAAGGCTGATGCGTCAGTACAGACCACAGCTACGACAGGCCAAGCTAATCTACCAACAGGTACAACAGCACAGCGCACAGGAACCCCAGCCACAGGTGCTTTGAGATTCAACTCAACCGACACATCCTTTGAGGGATACAACGGTACTGAGTGGGGCAGCATTGGCGGTGGTGCAGCAGACGGTATCTTCTACGAGAATGAACAAACAGTGGCGGCTGATTACACAATCGTAGCCACCAAGAACGCAATGACTGCTGGACCTATTACGGTCAACGCAGGGGTCACTGTTACAATTGAAACGGGTGGAAGGTGGGTCGTCCTATGAGTATTACATTAAACGGAACAACAGGCATTACGACGCCTGACATTGATAGTGTAGCAGCACCTGACTTTGACGGCTCAAATCTGACAGGTATTGCCCCATTCAAACCAGTAGCTGTGTCAGGTACTACACCTTCACTTAATGTAGGAACCTATAACTTCTTTAAGCAAGGTGCTCTAACTGCTAACACAACCGTATCTTTTGCTTCAGTGCCTACTGAGTCTAGGTGGAGCTATAGCTTTGAACCCGCTGTATACTCTGGAGCATGGGACGTATCTTCAGCCTATTACTCACAGTCATTCTCTGTAGCTGCTCAAGATACAGCCCCGTCTGGTATTTTCTTCAAACCTGATGGTCTAAAGATGTACGTTGTAGGAAACTTTGGAGATGATGTTAATGAGTATGACCTCCGTGTAGCTTGGGATATTTCTACAGCAGTCTTCTTACAGTTGTTCTCTGTAGTTGCTCAAGACGCAATCTCTACTGGTATCTTCTTCAAACCTGATGGCTTAAAGATGTATGTTGCAGGGGCTAATAATGATAATGTTTATGAGTACGATTTAAGCACAGCTTGGGATGTCACTACAGCCTCTTTCTTGCAGTCATTCTCTGTATCTACTCAAGAGATAAACCCTTACTCTGTCTCCTTCAAGCCTGATGGTCTAAAGATGTATGTTACAGGTTCTTCTGGAGATGATGTTAACGAGTATGACTTAAGCACAGCTTGGGATATTTCTACAGCAGTCTTCTTACAGTTGTTCTCTGTAGCTGGTCAAGATACAGCCCCCCTAGGCTTATTCTTCAAACCTGATGGCTTAAAGATGTATGTTTCAGGTTCTAATGCAGACAGTGTTTATGAGTATGACTTAAGCACAGCTTGGGATGTCACTACAGCAGTCTACTTACAGAACTTGCATGTAGGTTTTGAAGATATAATCCCCGTAGGCTTATTCTTCAAACCTGATGGCACGAGGATGTATTTTGCAGGGTCTACTAATGATAATGTTTATGAGTACGAAGTAGGAAATGTTTCAACCATGACCCTTCCAGCGGCTGTTGAGAACACCCCCGCACAGAGACTTAGAAGCAGCACACAAGTAACCTATGAGTTCATTACCTTAGATGGTGGAACAACCGTAACCCTTATTGGGGAGGAGGCAGTCTAATGAGCAAGATTTCATTAACGCCAAACGCATCAGGAACGGGTACGTTTTCCATTGCGTCACCTAATTCTAACACTAACCGTACAATCACCTTGCCTGATAGTGCTGGTGAGTTGCTTACAACTACAGGCGATGGTTCTGGGCTTACAGGGGTTGTCTCATTCAACCCTGTAGCTGTCACGGGTACTACACCTTCACTTAATGTAGGGTCATACAACTTCTTTAAACAAGAGGCGCTTACTGCTAACACTACTGTTAGTTTTGCTAGTGTCCCTACTAATGCTAATTGGCGTTATAGCTTTGAACCCGCTCTACTCGGTGGAACATGGGATGTCTCTACAGCTTCTCACTTACATAGATACTATGTAAGTACTCAAGACTCAGACCCTACTAGTGTCTTCTTTAAGCCTGATGGTCTAAAGATGTATATTATAGGCAGTGATGGAGATGACGTTTATGAGTATGACCTAGACACAGCTTGGGATGTGACTACAGCTTTTTTCTTACAGTCATTCGATGTAGCTGCTAAAGAGAATACACCTCAAGGTGTCTTCTTCAAGCCTGATGGTACAAAGATGTATGTTGTAGGTTCTAATGGAGATAAGGTTCATGAGTATAACCTAGGCACTGCTTGGAATGTGACTACAGCCTCTTACTTACAGTTCTTCTCTGTAGCTGCTCAAGAAACAACACCTCGTGGTATCTTCTTTAAGCCCGACGGTACAAAGCTATATCTGGTAGGTCAGACTAATGATAGTGTTTATGAGTACGACCTAAGCACTGCTTGGAATGTGACTACAGCCTCTTACTTACGGTTGTTCTCTGTAGCTGCTCAAGAAACAGCCCCTAGAGGTGTCTCCTTTAAGCCTGATGGTACAAAGATGTATGTTGTAGGGGCTAGTGGAAAGGATGTTAACGAGTACGACTTGAGCACAGCTTGGGATATCTCTACAGCAGTCTTCTTACAGTTGTTCTCTGTTCAAGACACAGCCCCCGAAGGAATATTCTTCAAACCTGATGGTCTAAAGATGTATATTGTAGGCAGTGGTGGAGATAGTGTTTATGAGTACGACTTAGGCACTACTTCAACAATTACCCTTCCAGCGGCTCTTGAGAATAATCCTACACAGATACTTAGAGGCGGTACAAGAGTAACCTATGAGTTCATAACAGCCGACGCAGGTGTAACCGTAACCCTTATCGGAGAGGAGATAGTCTAATGAGTACAATCAAAGTAGATGCAATTACAGACGAACTTGGCACAGGCTCACCTGACTTCCCCAATGGGATTACAGTCAACGGCTCCCCTTTAACTGGATTAGCAACCGCAGCACAGGGTGCCCTTGCAGACAGTGCAGTGCAACCCACTGATAGCCTTGCATCAGCCAACCTTACGGGGGCTTTACCAGCTATTGATGGTTCTTCTCTTACGGGTATCTCTAGCGCACCAACAACTGCACAGGTTTTGACAGCTACAGCAGGACTAACCGCAGGTGCTGTTGGGACTTACATGTTTGGTAGAGCACCAAATTCAGTCGGTGCCCAACCATCATTTAACTTTGGCAGCACTTATGCAGGTTCGGGTTTGCATCCAGCAGGTCTTGCTGGCAGTAGCGTTGTTCTTTCAGGTAGTGCTTACTATTATAGCACGAATACTGGGATAGGGCTTAGTACCGCACCGGCTAGTTCGGGAACTTGGCGATGTGTGGGTCAAACTCCACCGCCATCTCTTGACGAAATGCCAGCCACACTATTCGTGAGGATTTCCTAATGAGCATTACAATTACAGAAGTCCGCAATGCGGCGTCACTACAGTCTGACAACCTTCGTATGGACGTAGAGATTAACCATCCAGAGCACAGCTGGATACCTTACACAGTAGACCATGCCGACACTGATACAACCATCGACAACGATGCTGTCATAGCCCTTATTGGTACAGACTTCGCAGCTTACGTTGCACCTACTCAAGCAGAGCTAGACGCAGAGACAGCAGCACAGGTTCGAGGTGAACGTAACAACATCCTAATGACAGTCGTTGATCCTCTAGTGTCTAACCCACTTCGCTGGGCTGACCTCACGTCTGACAAACAAGCTGAGTGGTCACAGTACCGTACAGATTTATTGGGCGTACCACAGCAAGCTGGGTTTCCTAACAACATTACATGGCCGACGAAGCCGTAACAGAGGTCAAGCAATGGATAAACGAACAGTAGCTTCCGCGCATGAGCGCATTGATGGACTCGAAAAGGAGGTGATCGCTATCCAGACTGAGATGAAAATCCAGTTCAAGGATTTGTTCAGCCGCGTTAAGCGCATGGAAAGCACCATGATTGCTGCCGCTGCTTCTATCATTGGACTTTTATTCACAGTCTTAATTAAGATGGGTTAGGGAATAGCTATGGCTGTGCTTGAAACAATCATGGCAGCCAACGCAGCGTATGGTGTGATTAAGACATGCTTAGCGAATGGCCGCGAGGTCAAAGGCATGGTTGGTCACGTTGGAAAGTTCCTCAATGCCGAAGCCGATCTGAAAGACGCAGTAGAACGTAAGAAGAAAAGTCCCCTTACAGCTATAACGGGTGGGGCCGAGGGTGATTGGGAAGAGTTCCAAGCCCTTGAAGACATTAAAGAAAAGCGACGTGAGCTCGAGTCTTGGTGCAGATTGTATGCGCCTTCTGGCACTTGGGACCGTTGGATTTCTTGGCAAGCCGAAGCGCGTAAGGCTCGACGTGCAGCACAAAAGCAAAAAGAAAAAGAACGCGCAGAGTTAATGCAGGCTATAGCTTGGTCCCTTAGTGGGCTGGCTAGTCTTGGCGGCGTTGGTGCGTTGTTGTTTTTTCTTGGCAGATACATGGAGAAATGGTGATGTGGATTCTGGTTTGGATGCAACTAACAACTGTCGTTAGTCACTTTGAGATCGGGCAGTACGCATCTGAATTT